CCAGATCTTATGAATCAAATACTTAAGATGGAACAAGACTTATTGAATAAGATGATTCCTATAATATATTTTGTAGATACATTAAAAGACGAATTACGTCCAATTGAAAAGGTAGAGATAGGTAAAACGCGACTTTTTCAGGTTGGTAATATGAGTTGGACAATATTATTTCGTAAATACTATGGTTGGTTTTTTGGACATTGTCAGAGTTCTTTCGAATTCGGAGAAATGATGTCCGGTATAAATCCCAATAGTTATGACTGGGATGTTTTAGCTCGTAGAATGTTAGCTTTTGGAGAAAAATGGGAAGCTGCGCACGACAATGGTGATTACAGTGATTACGATTCAACATTACCACATCAAGGTTGCACTGGTATAGCAGATACCGCTAATTCTTTTTATCAACAGAATCCATTGGAACATAACAAAGAACATGATATAGTACGTATAGGTCTTATTTTGGGTTCTATTAATACATTTCATATAGTTGGGGATTTTATAATAATGAGAAGACAAGGAAATCCATCAGGTTTCTTCTTAACAACCATCATTAATAATTATATTAATATGTATGAGAATCGTTATGTATTTATAAAAACTACGAGAAAAAGGTTATCAGATTATTTACGCTATGTTATGGGTGTTTATTTTGGTGATGATAAAGATTGTACAATACATAAAGATATAAGACAACAATTTAACATGTTAACTTATCAAAAAATTATGGATGATATTGGTTTGAAATATACTAGTGCTTCGAAAAAAGAGATCGTTGAACAACTTTTGCCAATCACAGAAATAACTTTTCTTAAGAGAACTTTTAATTATGATGAAAAAATGTGTATCTGGAGAAGTAGATTAAATCATGACGTGATTATGGAAATACCACGTTGGAGTGAATCAGATCCGACTAATGTTGCGGATCAAACACAACGTTTTAATGCATGTTTATTAGAATTGGCAAATTATTCAGAGGAAGAATTTAATAAAGTCCGTAAAATATTTCAATCATATTTTGTGCGACTTAATACAGAAGGATATTTATTTAAATTGCAAGATTTATTTACTTATCATTATTGTATGTATTTAATGTATCCACGGCATTTTCCAAACGTGGAAATCTTTTATCCACAGAATATAATGGATAGCACAGTATTGTGTGATGATCTTTTGAATCAAAGGAGACAATTTGATTTCAAATTGCATTATGCAAGTGCGGAGTGTGATCTCGGTAAACTATTGAAATATAATGCTACAAATTATGATGTAAATTCTAGCATTGAAAAACAATACATCGCAAACAGTTTAAATAATGAAAATGAAATAGAAAATGGTGA